TTCAACAAGTTCATTCCAACAAGTTAATAGTTTATTAGATGAAAAAGGAATATCAATTAATGTTAATTATACAGATTTTAATAATTTTATCCAATATAGTTCTGCTGAACAGAGATTATTAAATTTTTATACTAAAGTATCTCAAATTGAGGATAATACTAATGATTTAATCAATTTTGATTTTAAAATAACCGGATCCACATCAGCATCATTTTATGTATCAGAAAGTAAAGCATCTTCACAACATAGAATAGATAATATTATTAAAAACTTTGATGGTTATGAATATTATTTATACTTTGATAGTAGTAGCACAGCATGGCCTAAACAAAATGCAGAACCACCTTTCGTATTATATTCTACAGGTTCAACTGAAGTATTAAATTGGATTGGGAATAGTGTAGAAGGTACAACTATACCTAATAATACATTCCCCTATGGTCCTTATGGAGGTATGGCTCTATCAGCTTCACAATATGATGCTGAAAATGAAAACAACCTTTTATATGCGATGCCTGAGTTTGTTTTGAATGATTCTCAAAACGAGCCTTACCAATTATTTGTAGAAATGTTAGGTCAACATTTTGATAATATTTGGATATATTTAAAAGATGTTACTAATAAATTTAATGCTGATAATAGATTAAATTTTGGTATTTCAAAAGATTTAGTAGCACAAGCTATTAGAGATTTTGGTTTAAAAATCTATCAAAACCAATTTTCATCAGATAATTTATACTCAGCATTTTTAGGTATTACTCCTTCAGGTAGTCTTTTACCGTATACAGGTTCAGAACTTATTACTACATATGTAACGGCATCTTCTGATATTACTCCGTTAGACGACGTTAATAAATCGATATATAAACGCTTATATCACAACCTACCATACCTCCTTAAAAAGAAAGGTACAATACAAGGTATTAAAGGTTTGATTGCTTCTTATGGTATTCCTAATACAATTTTACGTGTTAGTGAGTTTGGGGGAAAAGATAGAGATAATTCAAATGATTGGGATTATTGGTATAATAAATTTAATTATGGATTTTACACCTCAGGCTCAAATTTTGTAAGTAGTAATTTTGAAGTAAATTCTACATGGGGAGCTGAAAATCGTAGACCAAGTGCTGTTGAATTTAGATTTAAAAGTGATGAAGCACCTACAGAGCATTTTACTCAATCCTTATGGTCTACAGATAATGGAATTGCTTTAAACTTAGAATATGAAAATTCAGGATTAACTTCGGGTTCATATTCAGGTTCAATAGTTAGTACATATAAAGATTATGGATATTTAAGATTATACCCAGATCCAACAGACTTAACAGTCAGTGCAAGTGTTTACTTACCTTTATTTGATGATGGTTGGTGGTCAGTATTAATTAATAGTGGTAGTACTGGGTATGATTTATATGCTAAAAATAAAATATACATTGGAGATGATGCCTCATACATAGGTTTTCAAGCATCATCCTCAATTCAAGAAGTTAATACTTTGTGGGAAAATGCTACAACTAGTACATTTGCCAGTGGTAGTAATGAATATTTTTCAGGTAGTTTACAAGAAATTAGATATTATAAACCAGCTTTAAGTGAGTCTGTATTTAATGATTATGTTCAAAATCCTCTTTCATCAGAGGGTAATACATTAAACTCATCTCCACTAGAATTAATATTTAGAGCACCTTTAGGCTCAGAATTAGATTCAGGTTCACTTGAATCTGTCCACCCAAAAATCACGGGGTCTTGGGAAGTAACACAATCTTTTCAATCAGGTAATAGTAATTTTGCTTATAATACTACTCCTATATTTGTACCTAATACTGAATATATCTTTTTAGATCAACCAGCAGCAGGTATTAGAAATAGAATTACAGACAAAGTAAAAGTTGGAACTCAAATTTTACCAAGTGGTAGTAATCAATCATTATCTCAGTATAGAAGTATTGAACAACAATTACCTCTATCACAATCATTTACACCAGATGTTAATTCAATCGAAGTTGCATTTTCCCCACAAAATGAAATTAATGATGATATAATTGAACAAATTGGATATTTTAATTTAGGTGAAAAAATAGGGGATAATCGCTATAATTTCTATACTAGAAGTACAAATCCAAATTTTTACGAATTTACTAAAAATAAAAATGTTCCTTATAGAACAGATTATCAAGATTTAACTCAATTCTCAAGAGAATATTTTGAAAAATATACATCAAATTATAATGCCTTTGATTATATAAGACTTATTAGATTCTTTGATAACTCATTATTTAAAATGATTAAGGACTTTGTTCCTGCTAAATCATCTCTATCATCTGGTGTTGTTATTAAACAACACTTACTTGAAAGAAGTAGATACCCACACGTTAAAGTAAATCCAACAACTAAAATTGCAAGAGTGCAAGGTACAGGATCAGCTGATGATACAATGGTTGACTACAATGTTAAAGATTTAGCTCTTAGTGGATCAGTTTCAATTGGGTCTATTAAGGGAGGTGCTGGTGGTGGACCAAATGTTTATAATCAAATAGCAAATAATCCATACGAACAAAGTATAGGAACAGAATTACCATTCGGAATACCAGTTACAAATTTAACCCAATCCTTTACTCAATCCCTAGATACAATAGGAGGTACATTTGAAACTATTGATTCGACACAAGAGGAATTTTATAATGGTGAATATAGTGGATCTGAATATGTTGTAGAAGATGGTGAATTAAGCCCTGGATGTTTTGTTTATTTACATGGATTACCAAATACAATTGCTTTTACGGCATCTATATTTAATAATACTTCATCAGTTACAGATGAGAGTAGATTTATAGATCCTATTAATACTCCTATGGTTAATGGATATACATACTTCTATGGAAATGGTCCTAGTAGTTCAGATTCTAACGTTGAATTAATAAGAATTTCAAAATATAATAATGATGGTGAATTTTTAACTAATGAATTATCTTCATTAAATTCATTATCTTCAATTGCAGATGATGTTGGGCCTGTAGTATACCGATTTAATGCACCCCCAACAGATTTAGGTACTGATTTACTTTATCGAGTAAGTAATGTTGCTGGATTTCCTACTTATACAAATAATGTTAATATAGATAGATCCTTTGGTGTAGGAATAAATTTAGGAGTAGGTGGTCAATTTAATATAAATGCTGACTTCGGTCCAACCCAATCTTTTTCAATTAATTATACTGCTGATCCTCGCTACCAAAATAAAACATTTTTTCCTTTAAGTCAAATGAATTTAATAACATCAACAAATATTGCTGCTAGTGGTAGTGTTGTTGATTTTAATTTTAGACAAACTCAAAATTTCCCAACAAGTAGTATGTGGGATCCAGAGTTTGGTGAATTTATAAATTTTTATACTAACAATAGCATGTTAGATATGCAAAGTGGTTATGTTCTCCCTGCCTTTACTTCTAATGCAAATGTAGGATGGACTAATCTACCATGTACTGGATCATGGGATTCAGGTTCATCAGCAGCACAAGTACAATTTTGTATTATAAAATCAACAGGATTTTCAGATATAAGTGGTGGAGGTGCTCACGATAGTTTAGCAAATAGAGTAATAATAGCTGACCCAAACAATCAATGGCGTTCATTCACATCAGCTAATACTCAGAGGTTAACTAAAGTCGCTTCACCTTTTGAAGATTTGAATTTCCCCGCAACCGTCAAGACATTAGATCCTACTGGTTCATATCTAGGATCAGATGAAGATATAAGATATTATTTTGGGTTTATTTTTGATGATTATGATGTAGTAAGATCTACTTTTCTCACTGACAAACCAGCATTTATTGGTGGAGCAACAACTACTTTTGGTGGATTCTCACTTGCAGCAGATTTTAATCAACAATCCCCTACTGGATCTGCTCCAAATTATAGACAAGGTTCAGCATTTGAAAATGTTTACCAATCAAACAGACCAGGAGATTTCCAAAACTCAGATTGTGATGTTTTACAAGGAAATGCTACTGTAGATAGACCTGGTACTTTATATTATGATGTAGATTATGCTACAAGTCAATATACAGCAATAAATGAGGAAGCAATCTTAAATCGTACTGCACCTTTTGCATCTGTTCAAAATTCAAATTATACTACATTAAGTCAAATTAATCCAAGATATAAAGGAACAAGATCGACTTCTCCTAAAATTAATGTTTGGGCTCCTACAACATTATCTAATGGGATTACCTATAGTTCTCAAAACACATTTGGTAAAGAACCAACAATAAGTAGAAGAAAAACATTCTTTGCATATTTTGATTTTATTAATGGTACATCCCCAGAGTTAAATAACAAAACTATTGCCCACGTGCAATTTTTAGTAGACCAAGATGGTAATACAATACCACCAGATAGTTCATCTTTATACATTACACAAAATTCCTTCCAAACAGGAGAAACAGTATTTGTTAACTTAGATGATCCTTTACGATTTGAAACACCTATGAATCAATTAAATGGTTCTAAAAATGTTATAAGAGGTGGTGAAAGAGTTGATGCTTTATTGTATTCTGATAGTGGTAGTTCATATAGTGGGGAAATTCAATTTGACACAGGTTCATTTTCTGTAACAGATTATCAATTCTTAGCTACTAATAATAATGGTGTAGATGTAATTCCACAAGCTGATACTACAGTTTATACTTATACTACAGGTTCAAGTGGAAATCCTGGATTTAATAATGAAACCCAAACAAATTCTCAATATAATAACACAAACGGAAAATTTACATTCACTTCAGATTCAGATTCTCCTGTTAAATTTAAAGCAAGTATTGATTTAAAGTTCTTATATGCCTCAGGTAATATATCCTTTTATATTGTTAAAAATTGGACAAGTGGAACTCCGACAGGAGACCAAATATTAGATTTTCAAAGTTTTGGTGGTAGTTTTGGTTTTACTACTAACCATACTATAAATTTAGATACAGGATTCCAAAACTTTTCAAGCGGAGACACAGTACAAGTAGTATATTATAGTACTTTTGGAAGTAGCTACACTGCAAACCTAAATGTTAACAATTCAGATTTTTTCCAAGCAATTAACCAAATTAACCCTTCAGGCTTAACTACAGAAGATTACTGGCACGTTACAGCATCAACTGATATTTGGATGACAGGATCTGGCGCATTATCCGGAATATATGGATCTAAACAAATTCAAACTTGGCAACAATCAGATGTAAATGGTACAAATGATCCAAGACCAGAATTTGATCCTATAATTCAAGACTTTACAGTTGAAGTAGGAGATGAAATCCGATTTAATGGAGCTGAAGCTTATAGTAGAATGATTTCAGCTGTAAAATTACCAAGTGAAGAATCTGATGGATTGCTTAAAATTCTATTAAACGATTCAATGTCTACAGCTGCAAATGAACAACATTTCTTATTAAGAAGATATGTAGAAGATGCTTCTTATGTATTACTTGATAGTAACAAACCAGATGGAAGTACATCACCTGGTACTATAATATCAGAATTTGTAACAAAGAAACTAACAGTTAATAGAGATGCAGCTGTATCACAAATTATACAATCTAATGCAGGCAGTTAATAGTTTAATATAGCTTGGATAACAAATAAAACTTTAATATATTTATACATTGACAATATTTATAACAAAACACACCCATGGGATACTTAAATAATAACGTAGTAACAGTTGATGCTATCTTAACAACAAAAGGAAGAGAATTACTCGCTAAAGGTGATGGTTCATTTTCTATAACACAATTTGCATTAGGAGATGATGAAATAGATTATACATTGTATAATCCTAATCATCCTTCAGGATCTGCCTTTTATGGTCAGGCTATTGAGAATATGCCTCTAATTGAAGCAATTCCAAATGAAATGCAATCAATGAAATATAAACTTGTTACTTTACCAAGAGGAACAGCTAAAATGCCTGTACTTGATGTTGGTTATACAGCTATTACCTTAAGACAAGGTGCTTCATTAGCAATTACACCCCAAACATTAAATTATCTAGGTGATAATCAATTATTTGAAGCTTCAGGTTATACAGCAACTATTGGTGATATTAGAACAATGGCTGAATTTGTAGCAACTGGAATTGACACTCCACAAGCATCATCTGCTAACCAAACAACTACACTAGGAACTTCAGTTTCTAAAACAGTTATTGGTACTTCAATTACATTAAGAGCAACTACTATTAATACATTATTTGGTAATAACACAGCTTTATATACTACACTAACGGTAATTGGTAGAGATTCAGGAGCAAGAATAACAATCCCCGTAACAATTACTCAAACTAATTAAAAAATAAAAAATGGCCTCATTTAAACAATTACAACCTTCAGATTTTGTAATCTCTTCGGATTCAGTATCTGGGACATTATGGAGTACAGGTAACCCAACATTAACTACCTTTTTTACTTCATCTACTCAAGCAGCATCATCAGCTGGAGATTATTTCCTATCAGTTTACCAAACGGGTTCAACTTTAGATAGTGCCGCAATTCAATTTGATATTGCATATGCTAATGCCAATGGTAGTGGTAGTTTATTATTTGATTCAGCTGTTAATGGACAATCACCTACAAGATCACTTTATGGTCAATATAGAAGTTTAGTTTTAGAAGATGAAAATGCTCAATTTGTATTTGGGGGTGTAACACAATCTGATTTTTATGTTCTTAATTTTGAAAGAGCTCAATATAAACAAGAATTATTTTTAGGTTCATTTAATTTAACATTATCAGGTTCAGCCGCAAATAGTCAGTTAGATTTAACAGATAATAGTCAAGAAACAACAGTAGTAGAATTTAATGGTGCTGGTAGAGTTTATCAATTAATATCAGGATCTAATGGTGTAGCAGATACACGATTAAATGCTAATGGATATACTACATCACAAGGTTCATATGGTTTATTACTCCCAGATATTGGTGTAGCACTTTTAAATGCAGCTGCTATTGATTTAGCACCAAGACAAGGTATTACTTTAGGTACAACAAGAAATAGCAATACAGATGATAATAATAATTCAAAATTATTTGCTACTATTAATAGAGGTAAATCCTTTTTATTAAATTCACAAGAAACCATTTCATCAGATTTTATATTTGTTAGAGCACAAAACCAAGAATTCAATTACTCAGAAAACCCATCATTTATATCAGGGTCTAGTGGTGAAGTATTATTCCAATCTTTTATTAATAATCCTCAAACTTACGCTACAACCGTAGGTTTATATAATGATACCAATGATTTAGTAGCAGTAGCAAAATTATCAAGACCATTAGAAAAAGATTTTACAAAAGAAACGTTAGTACGTATCAAATTAGACTTTTAAATGAATGAGTGCATTCAAACAATTTTTAGCCAAGGACATAAAGCTTGTCCCCTTTACTGTTAACAAACAGTTTTCGTTTGAAAATAGTCAATTTTATGCTGATGAAAGTGAATATCATACTTATAAGCAATTTGTAGGTATAGATAGGTTTACGGGTAAAAATCTTAGTGGTTCATTATTTGAAACTGCTACTGATCCTACTACAGGGCACTCACAATCTTTATATCAAAGACAAGTATATGATTCGGTAAAAGAATTATATTATTCAAATTATATTTCATCAAGTTGGGGTGATCCCGGAACAGCAATTCAAAGGGAAGAAATTTCGGGATCATATAATACACCAAGTTATTATAATTATTTATCTAGTACTTTAACAGCATCTAGACATTTCCCAACTGCATCTAATGCAGAACTTTCAGTTATATCAATCCCATCAAAATTATTTGGAGAATATATACAACCAACTTCATTTAAATTTGAATATCAAGATACTTCAAGTACTCGTTTAACCATATTAGATGATGGGGAGGGTAACCTTTATGCTTCTTCTTCCTATACATGGAATTCTGGAAGTGTATTTACAGGATCTAGTGCTGCAAATTTTGCATCTTTTGCAGATGAAATAGACCCAGGTTCTTTTCCTGGAGGTTTTAATAGATTAGCACTTATTCCTCCAGGTTTAAATATTCCTTCTGGTTATATAGTAACATCTATTACTTATGACCCCCCAGCTGAATCTCCATTTTATATTGGAGTAATAGGAGCAAATACAGGGTATATAACTGCCAGTCTTCAAGGAATAGATTTAGATTATTTTGTTGCTGATGGTGAAAATATAGTTGCAGACAATGGAAGTCAAGGATTCTTCACTTCAAGTAATAACTCAGACCCTTCAGATACTATAACAGTTACATTTTTCAGCGAATCAGCTGAAGGAAGTGGAACCATAACAATAAATGAAAATGTAGGAAATATTATATATGAGCATGGAATGGCAGTTTTAACTAACACATCACTCCCCCACAGAAATCTTGTAAATGCTTATAATGTAACCTCTTCATTCCTTTCAGCAACTACAATATTAGAAGCTGAATATAAATGTGCTATTAGAGAAAATGAATTTAATTTTAGTACAAATCCATCTATAACTTCCGGAAGTATAGCTATATCTAGTTCAATTGGAACATTTAACTCAGCAGGAGAAACATTATATAATTTTGCTACAGGTTCTTATTTTTCACCATATATAACTACTGTTGGTTTATATGATAATTTTCAAAATTTATTAGCCGTAGGTAAACTAGCTCAACCCCTACAATCTTCAAACACAACAGATACTACAATTATTATTAATTTAGATCTTTAGAACTATGAATTGGACTTATAAAGCACAAGTAATGGAGAGCATCTCTGACTTTCCAGATATGACTCATGGTTTCGTGTATATGATAACCCACAAACCAACAAAAAAGGCTTATATTGGTAAGAAAATACTTCAAAATACTACTAAAGTAAAATTAGGTAAAAAAGAATTAGCTGAATATGCTGGGGTAGTAGGAAGGAAACCATCATATAAATTAGCAGTAAAGGAATCAAATTGGAAAACATATTGGGGTTCAAATAAATATCTTAAAGAATTATACGAAACAGAACCAAAAGAAAATTTTGAACGTCATATTTTAATTTGTGCACCCACAAAAAAGTTATTAACTTACTATGAAATAAAATATCAAATGATATATCAAGTTTTAGAAAAACCCGAAGAATTCTTCAATGATAACATTCTCGGAAAGTTCTTCACTCGTGACTTTGATGTTTAAATTATTGTTCGTACATTACGACTTATGGTAAATGAACTATTAGTTAACCTCGTTAACTCTGTTTTAGGTTCTGGTAAACGAACAGCTAGAGGCAATCAAGCACATAATTGCCCTTTTTGTAATCACCACAAACCTAAATTAGAAATTAATTACACCGAAAACAAACAAGGAAATAATCCGTGGCATTGTTGGGCTTGTGATAAACGAGGAAAAACAATTAACAGCTTATTTAAACAAGTAAAAGCCTCCCCTGATCAATTTACTGAATTAAAAAAATTAGTTAAAACCGGATCTGAAGTTACAGATTATACAGTTACAAAATCAATAACATTACCTAAAGAATATAAATCATTAATCTCCAGTAATGACCTAATTGCTAGACATGCTAAATCATATTTAAAATCTAGAAATATCTACGAAGATGATATTATTAAATATAATATAGGTTATTGTGAAAGTGGTAGATATGCTAAAATGGTTATTATTCCATCTTATGATGAACATGGTAATTTAAACTACTTTACAGGTCGTTCATTTGAGAAAGACCCATACATTAAATATCGTAATCCTGAAGCATCAAGAGATATTATTCCTTTTGAATTATTTATCAATTTTAATTTGCCTTTAGTAATATGCGAAGGTCCATTTGATGCTATAGCTATTAAAAGAAATGCTATACCATTATTAGGTAAAAACATACAACAAAATTTAATGAAAAAAATCGTCAAATCTACAGTTGAAAAAATCTACATAGCTTTAGATACAGACGCCCAAAAACAAGCCCTTAGGTTTGCTGAATATTTTATAAATGAAGGTAAAGAGGTTTATTTTATGGACCTTGAAGGAAAAGACCCAAGTGAAATGGGATTTACGAATTTCACTAAATTAATTCAAAAAACCCTTCCAATTGATCAGTACGGACTGATGGAAAGAAAACTACAATTATTATGAGTAAAAGAAACATCAAGCATTCCTATAATAGGATTCTAGAAATCTCTGAGGATGCTAAACAGATTACTATGCCTGATTCAAGGTATTATCGTAGAAATGGAAAGTATTATCCATCAATTACTTATGTTTTGGGGTCATACCCAAAAGGCAAATTTTTTGAAGATTGGCTTAAAAAAGTTGGATATTCATCTGAATACATTGTTAAAAAAGCAGCAGAGCAAGGTACACAAACTCATGAAATGATTGAGGATTATTTAAATGGTAAAGAATTAAATTT